CAGAAAATTTTTTTGAAATGAAAATAGATTTAGAAAAGATAAAAAGATTACCGCCTGATGTAAGAAAAGAGTTTATGAAAACTTATCTTCAGCACGCTGAAAAGAAGAAAGAGGCTGGTATCAGAGACGACTTCATGAAGTTTGTTAAACATGTCTGGCCAGACTTTGTTGAAGGATCACATCACAAAATTGTTGCTGAAAAATTTAATCAGATAGCAGAGGGCAAAATTAAAAGGCTGATTATAAATATGCCACCAAGACATACGAAGTCCGAGTTCGCTAGCTACTTGCTGCCCGCTTGGATGGTGGGTAGAAACCCGAAGCTCAAGA